AGTTGTTGTTCACCTCTTTTCCTTTCAAAGATTTACTTAATGTCGGATACACTGAGGAAGTGTCCGCCCCACTTTGAGCCGTTACCCTTGGTAATGGTCTCTTCCTTTGACGCGCCAACGTCGCCGGACTTCTTAATAGCCGTTTCCTTTTCCACGCTGTCTAGACGCTTTGTAACGTCATCAGCCTGCTTGGAAAGGCTGTCAAACTTTTCGCTGAGTTCGCCGTGCTTTTCGACTAGCTCAGTAAACTTAGAGTCGAAAGCCTTGTTGATTTCCTCAACCTTGCCCTCGATAGCCTTAATTTCCTCAGCAGTGGCCTCACGAGTCTGCTCTAGGCCCTTCTTAATTGTTTCCTGGACCTGCTCTAGCATCTTCTCGAAGTTTGGCTCATCTGCGCCACCTTCGTCTACCTCTGCTGCTGTTTCCTCACCAGACTCTACAGTTCCATCGGCCTCAACCTCTGGAGCATTCTCAGTAGTTGATTCCTCAACTGGAGTCTCTGATTCGGCGCGACCCTGTTCTGCAACAGCATCGCCTTCATTTCCCTTAGTCACTTGTTCTGCACCTCCTTCGTGAGTGTCCTCTGTGTCAGAAGAATTTCTAAATTCGTTGATCACCTTGGCCATCTTCTCAGAACGAGAAGTGGAGTCGGTTTCAAACCAGCCGACGTTCTGCATTGACTTATTACATACTGGACATGCGTATGAATCGTCAGCGGTTGTCTTTGCAATTTCATCCTTTGGACACCAAAAGACATTCTCTACGGAAGTTTCTGCGACCATTCCCTTCATCACCTGACCATCAGCAGTTTTCTGAATACTGAATACATTGGCTAGCTGATTGGCAGGACTGTCTACAAGAGAAAGCTCGATAAGCTCATAATCCTTGATGAATCTTACGTTAGTCTCGGCATCCTTATTCCACTGGGTTTCCGCATCCACGATGTTACCACCAATGCTGAATCCCGTAAGAGTACCGTCAAGTACCTTTTCCCATGTGTCCTGAGCACCCTTTGAAACATAGACAGTTGCGAAAATACCACGGTAGAACTTCTCGGTCGTTGGGTCGTAGAATTCTTCTTCCCTGAAATCGATCATCTTTCCCACCGCGATTGGCTGATGCATCTCACGAATGTTTCCACGGAATCGTGAAAACGCCTTTTGACTAGCCTCAGCTAGCACAATGTCGCCATGAGAGTCGAAGTTGTCAAGAGTGGCAAATCCACTTACTTGACGCTTCTCCACATCATACTTCGCAATTGGCATAGTCAGACGGAGATTATCTCCATCAGAATGCCAGGATGCCTTTTCAATCTTCATGTTCATATAGTATTGACTTTGTTATTATCATGCAACTCAGGATCAATAAACTTCTTGTTTACCCTCAAGTTAATGGCCACAAAGGCGCAGTAGAGGCTTACCATGAATGAATTGATCCATCCTACTGACTGCCAAGAGCCAAGGATGTAGAATACGGCGATGACAAGCCAGTAGTAGAATCCTGCCGCAGCGCCTGTGTGCAATGCTCGGTAACTCTGCTTCCATACTCCTCGAAGCATGAACAATCCAATGAGCATCGCAACAATTCCCCAGACGATCTCTGGGGCCAGTCTTTCCATGTATTCGTAGATTACACTTCTATCAAATGTTGACCAAGGAAGGGTCAGCCACAATCCCCACACGAAAGTATATGCTCCCATGATAGAGATTGCGGCTGTATTGATTGGCTTCCTTAGTCCACGAGCAATTTCATCTGTCTTGTGCCAGATCTTACTTGTCACTGAACTTGCCTTCCGTCACCCTTAGCGTTTCTTCCCTCTCCTGAATTATCTGGAGAATTGGCTGAGCGTTGTGCGTCACGCTGCCTTGTTTGATTTGTCTGAGCCCTTGCCTCGGCCTGCTGCTGTGGCTTCTGCTCGACCACCTTGTCACCACCATCGAGACCAGGCATGCCCTTACGAGCACGAATCTCGTTAGGTACCATCCACTGGTTTCTGATAGCTCTCTCATCAATCT